AGTAAGCCTTCGAATCTTTTTAAACTTACTATCACTTGTATCTTTTATTGATATGTTTTCTATAGAAACTAAATCAGATGGAAGTATATATATATTATCCTCACTTCCAACAGATTTTATTAAATCTCTTTTAGCAACTTCAACTTTTTCTTTTGTATTACTTTGTATTAAATGAATAGCATCTTTTACCCAAGCTTGAACAAGAGTTTCTTCCTTAATTCCAAGCCTTTCCATTACCTCTAAAACAGTCATTAATCTACCATCGCTTTTACTTCTACATAAACTGCTTCACTAGCTGAAGTAATCATATCTAAATCATTTAAATTATCAATATTAGAACCAAAAGGAGCTGTTAAAGCTATAGATTGGTCTGGATATAATGATATAAATCCATTGGCAGCTGCTCCACCAACTCCTATCATAACAGTAGTTGTAGCTGTACTTGCAGTTGTTTTAGCTGCATCTTGGTATCCACTATGTTTAATCCATATTAATTTTGGACTTGCTAAAGTTTCCATAGCAGTTTCACCACTTGCAGCTGCTACACTACTTTCATCTGTCCACGTAGTTGTATCATTATTAAGTAATTGAAAATCACTTAAACTTCCTAATCCAGTAGCTAATGACTCACTTGTCGATACATCAGATTGGGGAGCGTCATTCGCAGCAGCGTGTCTATGATAAACTGATGTATTCGTACCTACTTTTACTCTTGTTGTTGCCATATTTTATCTCCTTTGAGATGTTTGCGAAGCTATTGTAGCTGATATTACTTGAGAATGATTTTGTATATATTGTTGTATTTCAGATTGAGCCCATTTATAATACTTATCCGATTCTCTTTCGTAATGTTGTATGTTTTGAAATTCATTTAATTTTTTATTAACAGTAGCCTGATAATCTTGTAATTCTTGAGAATATTTTTGAAGACTTTGAGCATCTGCGGAATCTTCTAATTGAGCATTTTGAATAGATATTTGTAATTCAACTTGATATTTTGCATTATCTTTGTTGAATTGATTTAATTCATTTTGAATATCAGAATTATATTTTTGCAATTTTAAACTATTTTCTTGTTGCCATTCCTGTACTTGATTTGAATTATTTTGTATAATACTATTTACTTCTGCTTGATAAGATTGTATTTCTGAACTATACTGATTAACTAATGACGAATCACCAGTATTTGCTTGTTGAGCATCTTGTAAGGCAATTTGCAACTTTGCTTGGTATTCTGTGTTTTCTTTTGCAAAGTTAGATTGCGATTCACTTAATTTAGCTTGATACTCCCCAACTTGTGCTTGTATAGCCGCAATCCTAGAAGAAAGCATTTCTGAATCCTCTTCAGTTGTTATCCAATTTTCTACATCCGACCAATTAGGAGATTGCATAACTGGAGGATTATAAGTAGGAGCAGTTGCTAATTTACTTGTGTCAACTTCAGCTCCACCAGTAGAAGATGTACTTGCATTTATGACTGGAGTAACCGGTTTTGATGGCAAAGTCCAATCTAATGTAGGAAATGTAGTTAATGATAAAGTTGGTTTTATGTAAGAAGGGGCAGTCTCTGTAAAACTAATAGAATTACTAGATAAAGATGGTGCAATTGGAGGTAGTATTGAACTCCAAGATGGTAAATTATCAGCAGCTAATCTAGAAAATTCTTTTGATGTCGTATAGTTAATTACTGCATTTCTTAAATCGGAAGTGTCATCTAATTTAGAATAATCTATATACATCACATAAATTTTGTATGTACTATCTGGGTCTGGTTTAACAATTATTCTATTCCCATCAGCTATATAATATTTAGGAAAAACACTTGTAGCTTTTTTTAAACTTGAACTATTATCGATAAAACCTCTATCTTCAGCTGATACTTGTTCAGCCGCATAAGAATCTCTTCTTACTGATATAATATTATCTGTGCCTACTGGAAGAGTAACTTGTTGAGGGTCATCATCTCCACCATGAGAAGAGGGAGATGTTTCCGAAGAAGCCCACTTTAATAAATCTTTTGGAATACTAGATACTACATATCTTTGAGCGTCTTCTACGCTATTTGCAGTAGGAGTATTTCCTGTGTTTGCTAAAACTGTTGCTTGTATATCTGTTATTGCCATATAATTTTTTTATTGCGTACAAGGGGCCGAAGCCCCCTATACACTTTTTAATCAGTTAATCAGCCAAAGCTTGTTCAACTGGTATTGCATTTAATGATGCTGGTGCTAAGCCATCAAGCTTACTACACCAAGCTAGTAATCTTACTTTACCAGCTCCTGCGACAGTATTGATGTCAATATCAATAGTATCAGCAGACGCATAGTATCGACCACTAGTTACACCGGCTCCTGCGCCTGGACAATCAATGATTGAACCAAGTGCTAAAGCTCCAGTGGCAGCTGCCCAACCGTCAATAAAACGGTCAGCATCATCTCCATCTCCTACGTCAATGTCCATTGAACCTGCAGTAATAGCCGCAGTTACAAGGATTTGCACTTTATGAACATAAGTCCCAGCTGGAACATCTAATACTGGATAAACAGCAGCACTAGAAGTTAAATCCAATTGAGCGCTTATAGCCAATTTAGGAGCATTGTTTAATGCATTATCAGCTTTGTTTTGACCATATAAAGGATTTGCCATGATTTCCTCCTATTTCCAGACCGCATGGGCTTCTGGCATTTGCCATTCCATACCGGCCTCAGTTTGAATTAAATCAACCCTACGGTCAACACCACTATTCTCAAGAGTTTGGACTCCAACATAAACTGCTGTATCACGATTTAGTCCATTACCAACTAATGGTCTATATGCACAGTATTTCATGTTTATTCCAAGCATCTTGACTTGAGTTCCGTCTAAGTGAATATTACGAGCAACATTCATAGTTCCATAAGGAGTATAAATTTGTGTAATATCTACACCAAAGACGTTTTTCTTACCACCAATACTAAAGTCAGCTCTTCCTCCAAAATTATTTGTAGAACCTAAGTCTGTCTTTTTTACATTAGCAGTAAAATATCCACTCAATTTATGCAACCAGTTATAAACTGCAGTTGAAACCATAAATAAAGTAGCGTTTGCGTTGTTGTATCTTGGGTCTAGGAAATTACTCATATCGTCAAGAAAGTCATCTTGAGACTTAGAGCCTGTACCACCCATTCCAGAACCATCGAAAATATTACCATAACCAGTAATAAAATCAAGAGCACCTTCAGTATATTGAACACTATCAACAGTTCCTTGAGAACCAAATAATAATGATGTCTCAATATCCCATTTATGTTCAATTAACTTTTCACGCCAGATTCTTGCAAACTCATTTGGTTCATACTTTAGAACGGTAGCACGAGTTGTGTTATCCATTGCCATAGCAGTTTTCCAAATTTGAGTAAGTCCAAAACCTGTTGAGAAAGGTTGGTCTTTCCAAGTTTCTGGGTATCCAGTTCCTTGACCGTGAGCAGAGCCTACAACGTATGAACGAGCACTTTCTAATACGCCAGCTATTGATTTATCAGCTACAACTTCATCACCAGCTGAATCACCAGATGGGCTAAAATTGTTTGTATGCCAACCAGCGAACTCACCACAAGTTGATGAAGCTTTTACGATTGTACCAGTAATAAGAACACATTCTTTTGAACCGTCTTTACTAAGAGAATCAGTAACTGCTTCTACTTTTACAAGGATGTAATCCTTACCCCAATTAGAACCATCAGTAGCATCTGTCATAGGAACCTTTACCACTTGACCAGGTAGGAAAAAAGCAGGTCTTGTTCCAGAAGCTCCAACGCTCCAATCATTATCAGTATTACCATAGACGTTTTGCAAATTACCAGCGGACTTATAATCGCCTGCCATATATAATTTAACAGTGTCTCCTTGTGCAACAGAAGTTCCAGCTCCAGCATCATTAGTAGCTATTATTTCGGAATCTCCAAAATAATCAGCTCCAGAAGCGTTTACAGCTCCCATTACATAAGCATATCTCTTATGATATGAGCCTCTACGTTCTGTGAATTTGAACTCTGGGTCGTCTGTTGGCTTTTTGCCGACTTTAGATACAAATCGAAAGAAAGGGTCTTGAGCAATGTTTAGTTCAGAAACCCTATCCCCAAAATTGTATTTTCTTCTAAGGTCGCCAGTGTCTTTTGAAGTACCATCGGAATGATAACTAGCAGCATCCGAATATGTACCTAAGCTAAATACATCAGCCATTTGTTTACCTCTTTATTTTGAGTTAATGGCCTTTAGCATTGTTTAAATACCAAAAGCCTCTTCTAGTTCGTTTGTCGAACCCAAAATGGCATCAAAGACAGAATCGTCTGGAGATTTTTCAGTAGTTACGCTTCCTTGAGTAGCAAGTGTACCTGGTTGTTGTTGGACTTCTTTCATTTTATTATGAATTTCTTGCCTAGCATTATCAGCTATTTTCCCATCCCGATTTTTACGATTCATTAAATAATAAATATCATCAAGTTCAAGAGATTTAGATTTAGCAAAATCTACAAATTGCGACCATTGTTCATCATTCATTTCATGCTTTTGACGAAAATTAGTTTCCTTTGCAAGCTTTTGATTTTCTTGTCTTTGCCCTTGTAAAGCACTGCTTAACCTTCTTTGGACTACTCCATCAATGGTTGCACCCAATACTTTAGCTGAATCAGATTCAGGTTGAGAAAAAGCGTCATCTGGGTCAAAGACAAAGTCCTCTCCTAGATTCAACTTTTCAGTCATTGTTTGTGGGGTTTGACCTCCACCCTCAAAATAATTTCTTACATGAGAAATTAAATTAGGGTCTTCTCGCATAGCATCTAGTATAGGCATATAAGGTTCAATTTCGGAAAGTTTTCCGTTTAACCTTTTTGCTTCTCTACTTGAATCACTATACCTTTTTTGTAAAGTTTCCATTTCTTTAGGAACGGATTCTTCACTCTGAACTTCTGCATTAGGGCTCGTCTGCGTGTTACCGCTTTGTTCCGAGGTTGGTTGCGAAGGTTCGTCTATTATTCCACCATTGACTTGATTATCTAATTGTTCAAAAAAATCATCAGATGTCATGTCTGTGACAGAATCTTGTACGTTTGTACTTTCGGGGGCTTCTATAGCGTTACCTACTTGTTCTGACATACTATCTCCTATTTTAGAGTTTTGTTAAGTTAATGAATATTGTTACTACTGTTCAAGATTATTTTTTTTCATTTTTTGTAACATCTTGCTTGGTAGATTCCATATCCATTTTCATTTGGTCTTTCATTTTGTCAAACTCAACTTTTAACATTCCTCTTAAAAGTTTTTGCTGAGCTTCGGTTTGAAGGACATCTTTTCGTATTTCATTAGAAGCATCACCGACTTTCATTTTAATACCGGCTTGCACTAATTGTCTTTGTAAAGTTTCTATAGTCCCATCTTTATCTTTCATAGCTTCTTCCATAGAAGAAACTTGACCTTGTAATTGCGAATAAACAGATTTTCTTTCCATGACTTGTTTTTTGTTTCTTATATCAGTTTCAGCTAACATTGCTATATCATCTATTAATCCAGCTTGGAACCATTTAAAATATTCTTCTAGTAAAGCCCATCTATTTACTGGCATTGTAGCTCCAGATACAATTCTTATATCAAATCTTGCACTTGCATAATCTTTATATTTTCCAATTACATCGCCATAATCATTATATAGCTTGATATTAATTTTTACTTCTTTTTCTTGTTCTTGAGGGGTTTGCCCAGCTTCAGGTTGAACTATTCTAAATACTTTTTCTACAGAATAATGATTTTGAGCTCTCATTTGAAAACATCTTCCTAAATGCTCTAAGGCAGGTTCCACAACACTACCCATCCAAGCTTTCAATCTTCTAGTTCCAAATTCATCATTAGCTAATAATCCACGATAAGTTTCCGCTTGTTCTTGAGCAAATCCCATCATAGCAGAAGGAACACCACTTATATATTCTGCATCAGATTTACCTTCTTGAACCACAGAATAAAATGCATTATTAATTGGAGCTGGCATAATAGGAGTTGGAGTTGCGAATCCTTGTCTATATTTAAGTAATGCACCAGGAGCTGAAGAATATTTTTCCCATTCTTCTTCTGGAACAGCTCCTTCTTCATACATCCACCTAAGATTAGAAGCTAGATTTGCATTGTGTAACATTATTTGATGAGCTTTATTTATTTCTTGTTGCTTACCTATTAATGGAGTAACTGCACTCATGGGATAAGGAGTTCCTGTGTACATATAAGGAACTGGAATTATTGGATATTCTTGAATAGGTAATATATATTCATATAAAAATACATCATCACCAGCACTGCAAGTTTGAATAATCCTATTTTCATAAAATTTTATTGCATCTAATATATTTTTCTTTACCTCTGGACTTTTTTCTAATATTCTATAATCTTTTTCACTCATTATTTGTTGTTTAACAACAGTAGCGGCATCTTGAGCTTCAGACATTAATTGCATTTCTTTTTCTTTAATAGCTTGGGCAGCCATTTCTTGAGATTTCTTAATTTCTAATTGAGCTCTTTCTGGAATAATTTCACCAGATTGAACAGCCTGTTCAATTTGCATTTGTTTTTCTATTAATCCAACTTCAACTTCTTGTTGAAAATCTACTAATTGTTTTTGAACTTCTTCTTTTATATTATCTAATTCAGCTGGAGAAGGCTGGACTCTTATATATACATTGTAATAAGCAAATTTCTTTTTATGATAAGTTTCGTAATATGGAATAATATCTTCATCTTCAGCATCTAAACTTATTCCCATTGTAATATCGTCAGGTTGTATTGTTTCTCCTAAATCAACATCTCTTTCTGAATAAGAAACTATACTATTTGTACTTGCCTTTATTTTTTTAATTTTAGCGGCGTGCTCTGGAATCATATTAATAAGACGACTTCTTGATATATTTTTTCTAATTGTTATAAAATTAGCATCTCTAAATAAAAAATCTCTACTTGCTGGGTCAACATATACATCATAAGGGTCAATCCTACTAAATCTAACTTCTCCCATTCCTCTATCAGCATCTTTATCTACATCTACTAAAAAATAACCAATTCCTTTTGTAAGAGCGTCTAAAGAAATTTGACTATATAAAGATTTTCCATTAGATAAATACCAACAATAATCTGCAATATCTGAATGTACTTGAGCTACATCTACATCATCTCCAGTTGCCCCAACTGCTTTCCATTTAGGGTCATTAGCAGTGACAAAATATTTCATTATTTCTATAATAGGAGTTACCCTATTTATAGTAAATGTTGGCATACCAGATTCTTCTAACTGGTCTTTTTCTTCCTTAGTTAATTGCTCATTTAGATAAAAATCATATCCTTTTTGAGAAAGAGTTTGCCATCTTTGTCTATGGGAATTATTTGCCCTATCCCATAATTGCTTATTTATTTGGGCTTTCGTTTTTTTAGTTGTTCTTGCCATTAATCCCTTATTTCTACATGGACTAAGTCGTCAAAATTATTATCGTGTATATCCCCATCACTATCCCAATCGCCGCCCCAACGAATCTTTAATCCCATTGATTGACCAATACCTCTTAACATTCCACCCATATAATGAAACATTTCTCTATCATCCCAGTTAATCGGGTAAGGAGCGAGGTC